AACGTGGTGAGATTATCAAGATCAATCCAAAAACTATCGTCGTAAAGACTGATTTCGTAACTTGGAAGGTTTCGCCATCGTTGCTAAAAAAAGTTTCATAAATGTGAAAAAAGTCCTTTACACGGACTCAAAACTGTGTTAGAATAGTTATATCAAATGGAAGGAGAAATACATTATGATGACTGAAAAACAAAAAACCGCTCGTTTGGAACTAATCAAGGCAGTTGCCGAAAAGCGTAAAAAGAGCGCAGCATTCCGTCTTAAGATGGAGATGGGCGCAAAGAACGTTCGTCGTTGGTCTGACGTCGAGGAAAAGCCTCGTCGTAAATCTCGTGAGGACAAAATCGATCAACTGATCAATCAGCTTGACGATAACCATAATCACTGGACCGACGCTGAGTCTTATGCCGAAACACACTACGGCAGCGTTGCCCGTAACACTCTAAAAGAATGGGACTGATATGACATTCAATCAAATACTTTTAGGTATCGCATTGGGTTTAGGAATGGTCTTGATTGATATGTACCTAATCCCAGGAGGGATCTACTGAATAGTATAAAGGAGAGAATGATGGTTAGAGTTGTACACTATGTTGGTTTCCGCGGAGACGAGTATGTTCGTGCATACCGTGTCTGGGGTGGACCTGTTATGATTCACAAGGACAACGATCCTCGTGTCATGACTGAGGTTGGTCCAGAAGACGTGGTTGTATACGGACCAAAATCTAATCCAACTCCTTGGGTCTGGGACGCAAGTAGGGATATGTAATGAAATTTGACTTGAAGCTAACACAGCCTCTTGACTGGTATCTTAAGTGGGTGGCTACGATCTTCATCGTGGCTGCCGTACTTTGTAGATCCGTTGAGGACATGCCAAAGATCTTTGATATAGTTCTATCTTTGATAGGAACAAGTCTTTGGTGGTGGGTAGCAGTTATTTGGAAGGATAGGTCTCTTATCGTTCTAAACACTGTGTTGTGTTTTATTCTTGCCAATGCTACGTTGAGGTATTTCATATGACTATGCATTTAGTTCGTGGTATGACCACCATTAACACTAAGAAACGTAAAGGTAAAAAGCTTAACCTTGAGAAACTTGAACTTGAGTGGCGCAGGTACAACAAAGACATGCGTCGTAAGAACATGCACTCATGTCAGTTCGATACCCTACAGGATTATGTTGATTACGTTCAAGGTAAGAAGAAACCATTAAAAACGGAGTTTAAGCCTTATGTCCCTGAAAAGTCGTACTCGCGTACAACAAAACAATATCCTAGCCTCCAGACGTCGGACTCAATACCTGGATCTTGTCGAAAGAAAGAAAACCCAGTGTACACAGGCGACCTCATTGTTGGTATCGGAACAATGCATAAATCAAATCTCGTGCCAGTTATGCGTGGAACAAAGCAAGCTGAAGAACTAGCCAAAATGCGGAGGTAATATTATGGCAACAGTTAATATGGAAGTGGATCTATGTGCGGATCTAGATGACAATGGCGTCAACATGACTCTTTTCTTTGGAGACAGCTCTGATCCTGCTGTTGAAAAAACAATCCTTTGGCCAGAAATCGTGGCTAAACACATTGAGTGTTATACGGTACCGAGCAAGAATTGTGTTCCTTATGACAACAAAGAAGATCTTGACGAGGCGTTTGTTCTCGTAAGAGTGCTTCGTGCTGTGGCTGACAATGTTGAGGATAGGCTAATGAGTCTAGACACACTTGATCGTCAGGCATGGCTTGAGGCAAACAACGGGGAGTATGGTGGTGACATCACTCCATTTCTAAAACCTATGAAGGAGACATTATATGGTACTAATTGAAGGACTTGACCGTGAAGGCATGGTCGCAAGACTACGAGCTGGCACATGCCGAGTAGTCTTTGAGAAACTCAACGGTGAGATGCGGGATATGACCTGTACATTGAAACAGGATGAGATCCCTGGTCATCATCAGCCAAAGACAGCCATTGACGAAGAAGAAGGTGTGCTGAAAACCATTACAGCACTTAAAGTCTTTGACGTTAATGCGGATGGCTGGCGATCGTTCCGAGTCGAAAACGTACGTGAGTTCTACTCCGACTAAAAAAAATGCATATTTGTGAAAAAAAGTTCATTTTTCTATTTACATTGCTGTTCGACTATGGTAGAATAGTAGTATCAAATGGAAGGAAAGGAACCTTATTATGATTGACTTTATCTCAGCCGACAACGGATCTATTCAAATGTTCAACGGAAACTACATGGTGGCCGAAGCCGCAACAGCTAAGACCATCTGTTATTACCTTCAAGAACATGGTTTTGAAGATTCCGTTATGGCTTCATCGTCAATTGATTTCGCAAGTGAGTATGGTTTCGATACCGATGACTGCGCTCATGATCTTTGGGATCAAGGCGTCAAGATGTATTACATGGCAGGAGGTGTACAATAATGGCTGGCAAAAATCTACTTAAAACTGGTAAACGTAAAAAGCCACGTGCTGCTCCAATTATTCGTCGAGGTGGTAAACTCGCTGAGCCGAATTGGAACGAGGTTGATCTAAATGATGGTCAGGCTGTTCACCGTCGTCGTCAATACATTCGTGCATGGTACTACGAGAACTATAAGCATAAGGATCTGATACCATACGTATGGGAATGGATGAAAGCCAACAAGTACAGTAAGGATGACATTCAAGCAGCTAAGAATGCTGGTCGTTTGGCTGATACTGCTACCGTTGGTATCATTGCTCGTATGGAGACTATGGGTGCGCCTTATAACAACAAGGCAGAAGCCGCATATTGGATCTCACTTCCTGGCACTGGTAATACCTTTTACGAAGCTCGTGACTGGTTGACCAACCGTATCTCTGAAGCAATCGCGTATGGCAAAACTGTCATCGTTGAGAAAAAAGCTGAAGAGGATAGCAAACCCGTTGTGGTTCGTAAGACTCCTCAAGAGCTACTTCGTGAGAAGGTATACAATACAGTCATGGAGGACGTGGATACTCTAGAGGACGAATGGATCCAAGGTAAGAAAACTACCATTGATCTGTACAACCTATTCCTTAAGTATGACCTCAAGGGTGCAGCTGTTGAGATCGTTCGTAAGTTCATTGATGGTTGGCATCTTGATTACTATGATGCATATCACAAGAAGTGTGAACAGGCCGTTGAGGGTTATAGCCACCTTAAGCGTCCTGAGCTAAAACGTCGACTTAAGGCGTGTGATGATATGATTGCCGATCTTGACAAACTCAAGGCTCGTGCAAAAGCCACTCGTAAGGTTCGTACTCCTAAAGCACGATCCAACGATTCACAGATTAAGTATCTCAAGTTCTGTAAGGAATCACGAGAATACAAACTACTCTCCATCAATCCGCTCACGGTACCTGGAGCTATGCGACTCTATACGTTTAATCAAAAGACTCGCACATTGTCTGAGTACGTAAGTTACTCAACAACAGGCTTCGAGGTAAAGGGTACTACCCTACAGAAATTTGATGAAGGGTTGAGTAGGTCAGTCCGTCTGCGAACACCAGAGGATTTCCTACCCATTATTCTAGGTAAGACGCCAAAGCAAATCGATAATGCTTGGGCTAAACTTACCACAAAGACGGCCAAACCAAACGGTCGTATCAATGCCGAAACGTTATTGCTAAGGGTTATGGACAAATGAGTTTAGATGCAAGACTAGAATCTTTACAGCGAAAGCATAAGGATATAGACGATAGGATCAAAGCTCTTGAAGGAGAGCGCGCTCCTGAAAAATTCATTAAGTCAATGAAGATCCGAAAGCTAATGGTTAAGGATGAGATAACTCGTTTAGAGAGTGAGATAAAAACTTTATCATGAAGCATTTAATAGCTGAGGCAGTTGTAACTGCAGCCCTAGGTCTAACCGCTCCAGACATGGAGTGTATAGCCAAGAACATTTACTTTGAGGCTCGTAACCAATCGCACCTTGGTCAGATAGCAGTGACTCATGTTGTTCTTAATCGTATCAGAGATGAACGATATCCGAATAACGCGTGTGATGTTATCAAACAAGGTCCTACAGACTCAACTGGATTCCCTAAACGGCACAAATGCCAGTTCAGTTGGTATTGCGATGGGCTCTCTGATGCCCCAAAGAATGATGAGCTGTGGGATACTGCACAGGAAAGAGCCACAGAGGCCATTTCATTGTATGGTGCTTATGAAGATTTAACAAATGGTGCAACTCACTACCACGCTAAGAACGTTACTCCCTATTGGGCTGACAGTTTGCGTCGTATCATGAGAGTTGACGACCATATATTTTATAGATGGGAGGAATAATGTCGCTAGAACAAATACTAACTAAAAAGCGATTCAGTAAACTTGTTGAGACTAAGGTCGAGGAAAAGAATATGTCCTACATGGACGCAGTCATTGACGTATGTACTGATAGGGAATTAGACCCAGGTGAGATCAATAACCTTATCGGCCCAATCCTTAAGGACAAGATCGAAGCAGAAGCAGTATCATTGCGATTAATGAAAAGCAATGGAAACCAATTACCGATATGATGATTCGTATGGAACCGTTTGATGCTTTTAGATATTACATGGCGATGAAGTTACACTTTGAGGACGATAAGTATGAGGCTCCTCGGTATAACTACAAGACGTCAGCAAAACCTCAGTCGTTTTGGAAACGAAAGGATAAGTACTTCTTCGCTAAACTAGCACGGAGGTTCGATGATCCAAACGAACTGATTTCTTTTTACGCGTCGCAGTTTGTGTCTGACTCAAAGTGGGTTGGCGACATGATGAGCGACGACAAGAATTATGAGGAGTGGCAGAAGCGCAACCAAGCTCTGTCCTATACCTTTGAACAGGATATAAATAATCTATCCGACAAGGTTAACTCCTTCGACGAACTACTGGTTTCCGATAATGGTCAGCATCCGTTGATTATATCGGAATACCTTAGTGGAACGATCTGCATTGAAACTGTGGTCATTCTTGATAAGCTAACGCGATTCATGAGCAGAGCAGATCGTCAAATAAGTGAGACCATCGTATGGCCTGATGTCTCACGCAAGATCCGGAAGTACGGCTTTTTCGTAAATCCTAATTTGGAAAAAATGAAAAAAGTTGTGCTAAAGGTATTTACATTATGATGAGTTTGTGGTATAATAGTACTACATTCAGTGGATAATCCAGCAATACAAAAACATACTAGGAGAAAATATATGTCTTTTGCAAACCTTAAGCGTAACCGCGCAGATATCTCAAAATTGGTCCAAGCAGCAGAAGCTGCAGGTGGCGGAGAAAAGAAGTCCTATGTGGACGATCGTTTCTGGAAGCCAACGCGAGATAAATCTGGCAATGGCTATGCAGTAATCCGTTTCCTACCAGCACCAGAGGGCGAGGATCTCCCCTGGGTTCGTTATTGGGATCATGGGTTCAAGGGACCGACAGGTCTATGGTATATTGAGAACTCGTTGACCTCTATTGGTCAGCAGGATCCAGTATCCGAAATGAACTCACAGTTGTGGAACTCTGGACGTGACGAGGACAAAGCTATCGCTCGCGATCGCAAACGTCGTCTACATCATGTTGCCAATATTCTTGTGGTTAGCGATCCTGCTAATCCAGAGAACGAAGGGAAAGTATTCCTTTACAAGTTTGGCAAGAAGATCTTTGATAAGATCATGGATGTCATGCAACCTCAGTTCCAAGACGAGGATCCGATTAACCCATTTGACTTCTGGGACGGTGCGGATTTCAAACTGAAGATTCGTATGTTTGAGGGTTACCCAAACTACGATAAATCAGAGTTCGCTTCCCCAAGCCAACTAATGAACGGTGACGAGGATCAACTCGAAGCTGTTTACAACAGAGCCTATGGCCTACAGGATTTCCTCGATCCGAAAAGCTATAAGACTTATGACGAGCTGAAAGCTAAGCTGATGCGAGTCTTAGGTGAGGAGGGTCAACCTCTTACCACCGCAGAATCCGTAACTCTGGATACAACTGCTCCTTCTCCTTCCTTCCAAAAGGCAGCTGAACCAGAAATGCGGGTCGCAGAGGAACCAACGTCAACTGATAATGATAATGATGATGACACGTTGAGTTACTTTGCTAAACTAGCAGCGAAAGGGTAAACAAGGGTAACACCGCCCTACACAAAACCGCTCGTTAGTTTGGAGGGGGATCGCAATGATCCCCCTTTTTTTTTACCACCACCAACCTTTTTTATCCTCGGGCTCTTGTGCAGGAGGAGGAGATGGTTCAACGGTCGTTTGATTGTTATTAACAGTTTGTACCGTAGTTGCTGGAGCAGATACAATAGTGCTACCATTACCTTGCCCAGCTAACGCAGCGTTCTCTGCACCAGCAGCTGCTAGTTCAGAACCCTGTCTCTCAGCTGCACCACCTCCAGTAGGAGCAAGGACTTCACCAGTCCCAGGATCAATTCCAGCAAATCTATAAACACTATCAGGAATAGGGTTTAGATTGATTGTACTACCGCCTAGCTTTTTACCTAGTATGGTTACCGATGGCGTATCAAAAGTAAGTACGTCAGGATTAGGTAGTACGGCTCGTAGGATTCCCTTAAAGAAGTCTGCCGCCATGTTCCCCAAGTTACCGAGCTTACCCATAACATCAAAGTTCTTGATTGACTCTACGATGGCCTCAAATGTACTAGAGATCCAATCCTTGATCGATGTAATTGAGTTGCCAAGTAGATCCGATAGGGTTGAGCTGTTTTGAAATTCTTCTAAAGCGGATTCAGCATCAGCATAACTTGCCTTTGCTTGTTCAACAGCCTGTTCTCTTCTACGAATAAGAGCATTGATTTCTTCTTCTGTTGCCTGACGACCATTTATAGTAACGTTACCTTGTTCAGCCGCACGCCTTGTCGTAGCGAGTCTGCGTTCTGCATCACGAATACTCTGCCTTGCGTTTGCCGATTCAGCCTCAAGATCTCCTTCTTTCTCATCACGACCAAAGCCAAAGAAGTTTTTAACCGCCTCTAGTTTACTACTAAACCATTCAGTTAATCCAGTGACGATCTCTGTTGCTTTGTCCTGAACCCATTGGAATGGATAGAAAAGGTTCTCAACTATCTTTGTGAACGAATCAGCGAAGGAGAACGTGTTAAGAGCCTCCTCTGCTTTATCGAAACCAAACTTACCAAGTACCCAGGCGACTGCGCTCTTGATCATATCGAGCGGACCAAAGATAAGTGAGTTAAAGAATCCAGTGACTGCACCTTTAAGACCACCGATTAGACCGTCCTCTACGAATCCATCAATCGCACCCTTGACGGTATCGAACAACGTAATGACGATTGCGATTGGAGCAAACAGTTTACCAACGATACCTGCTACCCTAGCGACCATACTACCAAAGGAACGTAGGTATGCACCAATGTTACTAAAGATACTGGTTAATCTACTAGGAGCACCAGTACCCTTGAACAGATCAGTGATTGTCGCTATGGCTGCTCTGAATGGTTCAATCAGCGTATTCAGCGCAGTCTTAAAACGAGCCAGTGCCTTACCAATGTTGGATTCCTCGCTGATGGTAAAGAACGTTTTGATTCGGTTTAATCCAGCAGCCATGGTTGTTCTGACGGATGCTAGTCTTTCGGACACAGCCTGCCTGAACAGATCCATCTGCATAGCGATACCGAGTCGCATACCTTTAAGATTCTTAAGTAACGAGTCGGGTGTAAACAATTTAGCAAAGGTTTGTATGGCCTTGAATTGACCAGTGAGGATACCAGCGATACCACCCAAGGCCAGGGCCAGAGCACCACCTATCGCGCCAAGACCCATTCCTGGAGTGCCAGCTGGAGCAGCGGGAGCAGGGGTATTATCCTTTCCGCCTAATCCTTCAAGCGCATCAAGTAAGTCCTTATTGAACTCATCCTGCTCACGCTTTGCCTCCAGGTCCTTGAGTGAATTACCCTGGAAGAAATCCAGCAGCTCACCGAAGCCTTCCTTGAATTCCTTTTTGGATTCAAGTACCGCTTCTTTAACTGACTTAAGCGAATTCTTTCCGCTATTACGATCAAGCTGACCTTCCTCACGAAGGCGACTAATCACATCATCAAAGGTAGCTGCTG